CTTCAACCTGTTGATTTCATGCGGGGTGCGGAAATCCAGAAGGCGCGTTTCCGCACCTTTCCGCACCTTTCCGCCCTCGCCGCACCCTCAACGCGTGTGGCCTCGTCCCGGTCATCACGAACCCCCTTGTGGACGAGTTGCACGATGGCCCCACGGATACACGCAGCCGCCCAAACCGGTGCCAGCTGGGACGACGATCACATCAACCAGGCAGTCTTGCTGGCTGAACAGGAAGCCGCCCGCCGCATGCGGAGGCACTCCCTGGACCGTGCCGATCGCGAGGATCTGCGCCAGGAGATCCTGCTCGCGGTCCTGGAGAGGGCGCATCGCTTCGACCCATCGATGGCCACATGGGCTGGCTTCGTGACGCTCCTGGCACGGCATGCCGCGGCTGACTGGTTGCGTGCCGAGCGCACCCACCGGGCGATCATCACGCACACGATCGACGAACTCTCCGAACCCGATGTGCTGATCGACGACGCGGCATCGAGTCAGACCGATAGCGTTGCCGAGGTCAGGACCGAACTCGATGCCTTCCTCCGCGATGCGCCCGAGGCCGCCTCGAGAGCGCTGCACCTGATCATCGCTGCATGCGGTGACGTCGCCGACGCCCAGCGCGCCAGCGGCCTCGCGAAGTCACCCTTCTATCGCGCGGTCGCGGACCTGCGCTTGTGGCTGCGCGCCAGTGGTCTCGGTCTCCCACCGCGGTGCCCTGGGAAAAACCCAGGGCTCGATCGGTAGAGGGAAGTAGGCAGACATCGAGGAGACCACGACATGCGTTTCGATCCCACGCTCGCGCTCCCTGGCTGCGAGATCGCGTGTGAACTCGTTTCGACCGTGAATGCGATGTTCGACCGGCTCGGTGACGCGCCGCCCGGCACCACACTCACCTACCACATCGGCCTTCTCGTCTGTGATCGCGCGCCAACAAGGACGAACCTCTCTCCGGAGGAGCGCGCCGAGCTCGATCTGCTCGCCGACAGGGTCTTCCAACTCGCGGAGCAGGGATGGGTGCACCTTGTGCAGCGACGGCTCGTCCCCGAGTGCTTCGCCTATCAGGTGGTGGTCCGTCCTCGGTCGCGGCGCAAACCGATTCCCGCACCCAGCGCGCACAAGGTCACGGCGTGATGTCCCGGAGGCCTGTCGGCGCTGAGCGCCAATCAGCCGTCATGACCCAGAAGGAGCTCGCGCAGCGCTGGCATCTCTCGACACGCACGCTCGAGCGTTGGCGCTGGCTGGGTCAGGGGCCGCCGTTTCTCAAGCTTGGCGCCCGCATCGCCTATCGCCTCGCAGACATCGAAGCGTTCGAGACCGCGCAGCGTCACGTCCCCACCGAGGAGAGCGCATCGTGACCCATCTGCCCAACCGCCCGACGCTGGAGAGCGTCCGGCACATGCCGATCGGCGAGGTGATCAAGCTGCCCGCCGACGTCCTCGCGCTGCTGCAGGCCGAAGCGCGCGAGGCGCAGGAGGCTGCGAAGCGGCAGCAGGACTGGATCGATGGCGCGATCGCCCTGCGCTACGAGCAGCGCGCCATCGCTGCCCGCGGTGCGGCCGGTAAGGACACTGGCACAGTCCGGTTCCAGGACGGCGACGTCGAGGTCACCGTCGATCTGCCGAAGCGGGTCGAGTGGGACCAAGCGCGGCTGTCCACGCTGGCCGAGCAGATCCGCAACGGCGGCGAGGATCCGACCGAGTATCTCGAGGTCAGCTTCAAGGTGCCGGAGCGTGCCTATGGCGCGTGGCCCGAGCGCATCCGCAGCGCCTTCGCGCCGGCGCGCACAGTGCGCACCGGCAAGCCGACCTATCGGCTCACTGTCCTCTCCGGGACCGAGCGGCGCGACAGCGCGCATGCCGGGAGCATCGGCTGATGGCGCTCCGTATCGTCACGGCCGACGAGCGTCTGTCGCGTGCGGCCAACAAGACCACCATCGCCCTGTTCGGCCCGACGGGCGTTGGCAAGACGACGCAGCTGAAGCGCCTGCCTCCCGCCGACACGCTCTGCGTCGACCTCGAGGCGGGAATGAAATCGGTCCAGGAATGGCGAGGCGACAGCATTCCCGTCCGCTGCTTCGAGGACATGGTCGTGCTCGCCTCGCTGCTCGGCGGCCCTAACCCCGCCGCGGCGCCGGAGGCGTTCTTCTCGCAGCAGCACTACACGCACTTCGCCGCCCAGCATCCAGAGCTCGTTGCCCTGCTCGCCAGCAAATCGATCGTCTTTCTTGACAGCATCACCGATCTCACGCGCCAGGCGATGGCCTGGGCCAAGAAGCAACCCGAGGCCTTCTCCGAAAAGACAGGCAAGCCCGATGTCCGCGGCGCCTACGGCCTGATGGCGCGCGAGGTGATCGGTCTGCTGAAGCACCTGCAGCACGCGCCGGGCAAGACCGTGATCATGGTCGGCATCCTGGAGCGCGTGACCGATGAGTTCGGGCGCGTCACCTGGCAGCCGCAGATGGAAGGCGGCAAAGCCGGCCGAGAACTGCCCGGCATCGTCGACCAGGTGATCTCGATGTCGCTCTTCGCGATCGAGAAGGACGGCTCGCTCCGCCACGACCCCGAGACCGGCACAGAGCGGCGCTTCGTGTGCCGCGCCGGCAATCGCTTCGGGCTGCCCGCCAAGGACCGCTCCGGACGGCTCGATGAGGTCGAGCCCGCCGACCTCGCCGCGCTGCTCCGCAAGATCAACGCCCCTGCCGCCGCCAACGCCTGAGTCGAGAGGAGACCACGATGTACGACATGAACGATGCCGAGCTGCCGCGCAGCTCCGACCTGATCCCGGACGGCACCTTCGCGAAGGTGATGATGGTGATCCGTCCTGGCGGCCTCGACGGCCATGGCGAGGCGGATCGCGGGCTGCTCAAGGCCTCGCGCAGCGGCGGCGACACCAGGATGATCGACGCCGAGTTCACGGTGCTGGTCGGGCCGCATGCAAAGCGGAAGTTCTGGCAGACCTTCACCGTCGCCGGGGGGAAGGTGGACGAGCACGGCGTGTCGATCGCCTGGAAGATCTCGAAGGGGGCCTTCCGCGCCATGATCGACAGCGCGCTCGGCCTCGATCCGCAGGACATGAGCGAGGCGGCGAAGGCCAAGCGGATGCTGCGCGGCCTGTCCGATCTCTCCGGCATCTCCTTCGCCGCCAAGATCAGGGTCGAGCCGAAGACCGGTGACTACAACGAGGCCAACAAGCTCGATCGGGTCGTTCTTCCGGGCGAGCCCGAATACGCGCGGATCATGGCCGGCGAGGTGGTGCCTCCGTCGCCCTCCACGCCGCGTGCTCCATCGAAGGGGCCGGCACAGGCGTCACTGGCGCCGCAATGGGCGAGCGCACCGACGCCGACGTCGCCTGCCTCTGCGGCGCCTGCTTGGGCGACCCCGAGCCCCGCCACAGCGCCGCAGGCCGCGCCTGTGCCGGCCCCAGCGCTGCAGGCCGGTGCCCCAGCGTGGCTGAACGGCTGATGCCGACATGGCCCGTCGCCGCTGGAGCAGACCACGCAAGCCGCGCCCCGCGGCCGGCTTGCCGTCACTGCTGCACAGCTACGCGCCGTTGCCGCAGGTCGGTCGCACGGTCTGCGACCTCTGCGGCCGGCAGGCGGCGGGCTTCGGCTACCTGCATCAGCTTCGCTCCGGCGAGTTCCCCCATCTCCGGTTCTGCAGCATGGCCTGCTGCGACGTCGGTGGTGCATTGGCTGCGCGGAGCGGCGGCGTGATCGACAAGACCGCCATGGAGGCGCAGGCGATCAAGGACGCGCGGCGTCCCTTCGCCGAGGTGCTGATGGAGCTGAACCTCCTAGCACCATTCCACGGCCGGGAAGCCGCCGAGATCGACCGCATCATCGAGGCCTGCGTCGACGGCTTCCAGGCATCGATGCAGCGCCAGGCCGCCAAGCGCGATCCCCTCGACCATGACATCCCCTTCTGAGGCCCCCGTGCTGCTCGACCTGAACCACGGTTCCGGGTTCGTCTATGGCCGCGACGCTGCTGCACCACGCGAGGCCGAGACGCTCACCGCACGGATGAACGCAGCGATCGACGCGGCGTTGATCGCACGGCACCGGCAGCAGATCCCGCGCGATTATCTCGGCGGCAGCCGGGTCGGCGAGCCCTGTGCACGCAAGCTGGTCTACGAGATCACCCACGCGCCGAAGGACCGGGACTTCGACGGCGGCATCCTCCGCGTCTTCGACGCCGGGCATCAGTTCGAAACCCTCACCATCCGCTGGCTTCGCATGGCCGGCTTCGATCTTCGCGATCGTCGTCCTGATGGCCAGCAATTTGGCTTCGCCACAGCAGGCGGTCGGCTCCGCGGGCATGTGGACGGGATCCTGGTGAGCGGCCCCGAGGTCGGCGTGCGCTGGCCAGCGCTGTGGGAGCACAAGGCGCTCGGGCAGAAATCCTGGACCGACCTGGTGAAGCGAGGGCTACGGCTGTCGAAGCCGATCTACTTTGCCCAGGTGCAGCTCTACATGGCCTATCTCGGACTCGAGGTGGCGCTGCTCACCGCCCTCAACCGCGACACCCTCGCGCTGCATCACGAGGCGGTCCCGTTCGAGGCCGCAGAAGCGCAGCGGCTCTCCGACCACGCCGTCGACATCCTCCGCGCCGCCGAAGCCGGCGAGCTGCCCCCGCGCATCGCGCAGGCCGCCGACTTCTACCTCTGCCGCTTCTGCCATTACGCCACGCGCTGCTGGGAGCAAGACGCATGACACCTTCGACGTTTCCCACTGCCAAGCCCGTCGCCTTCACCCTCAAGCGCCACATGCTGCAGCACGCGCACCGCTTCTGGTGCGAGATCGACGCGCGGCACGCCGCCACCGCGCCGATCTACCTGTTCCCGGACTCACGGCGCTTCGACGCTGACGACGTTCAGCAGTTCGCGAGAGCAAACATGGCAGGGACGCTCAAGCTCCCGCACGCGCATTGCATCTTTGAGCTCCAGAATCCGGATTTTCCTGGCGCGAGCGTCGCGTCCTACGTTCGAGCCACCCAGGCCGGCGCCGATAGCTTCCTGTTCCGCTTCGACCCGAAGCGGAAGCGCTGGAGTGATCTGCTGGCAGCGGTCGAGTTCCAGCCAGACGGCTATGCGGAGGTCATCGGTCACCCCGAGATCCAGGATCCAGCCGAGTACGGGCCAACCTTCGAGAGTGCAACCGGGATGGTCTGGCGCGCCCTTGGCCTGCTGTCCACAGCGACGCCTTTCGTCGAGCACCGACTCTCGCCGCTGCGCCGGACACCCTTCGCAAAGGTAGGGATCCGCGGCTGGACCTATCGCGTGGCCGATATCCAGACGGAGGCCATCACGGTGGGACAGGCAGAGCATTGCGGCACCCACGCCTCGCCACGCTGGCACATCCGCCGCGGCCATTGGCGGCAGCTTGCAGATGGCCGGCGCGTGTTCGTGCGGGAATGCGAGGTGGGCGACGCGTCGCGCGGCGGCGTCGTGAAGGACTACCAGGTTCAGCTCGGCGAGGCAGCATGAGCAGCATCACGCCATCCGACACGCAGTACCGGGCGATCGCTGCGATCAAGCACTGGTACGAGAACGATACGGAGCGCCAGCAGGTGTTCCGTCTGTTCGGTTACGCCGGCACTGGCAAGTCCACAGTGCTGCGTTTCGCACTGGATGAGCTCGGCCTCGAGCACCAGCGCAGCGCCGGCGACGGCGACGGCGACGATTACGGCGAGCCCTGCGCGCCCGGCGTCGTGACGGCCACTTTCACCGGCAAGGCTGCGCTGGTGCTGCGCAGGAAGGGTACGCCGGCACGCACCATCCACAGCATGATCTACTCCGTGATCGAGGCGACCGAGGAGGAGGTCGAGGCCGCCGAGAAGAAGATCGAGGAAGCGATCGCACGGGCGCGTGGGCTGACCGGCTTCGATCGCACCACCGCCGAAGCGACGATCGAAGCCATGCGCCAGGGCGTCGCCGACATGAAGCGCCCGCGCTTCGCGCTGAACCCCAAGAGCGATGCCGCGCACGCGAAGCTCATCGTGCTCGATGAAGTCTCCATGGTCGGCGAGGAGATGGCGCGCGATCTCCTGAGCTTCGGCAGGCCGATCCTCGTGCTCGGCGATCCTGGCCAGTTGCCGCCGATCCAGGGCGAAGGCGCCTTCACCAAGGATGCCCCGGACATCATGCTGACGGAGATCCATCGCCAGGCGGCGGAGAGTGCGATCATCCGCCTCGCCACCATGGCGCGACAGGGCGAGCCGATCGGCTTCGGACGCTACGACGACCACGTCTGGAAGATGCGCAAGCTGGATGTCACGCCGGAGCAGGCGCTGCGCGGCGGCCAGGTGATCTGCGGCATGAACGCAACGCGCCTGCAGCTGAACAATGCCATGCGCCGCGCCGCCGGCTTCGGTGCCGGCGGATGGCTGCCCAGCGGCCCGGGTGAGAAGATCATCTGCCTCAAGAACCAGAACGATCTCGGTCTCATCAATGGGATGTTTCTAACCCTCTCAGACATCGTCGACGAGGGCAGCCACTACCTCTCGGCAATGGTGACGGACGAGGACGGCAACCGCATCGGCGCGCCGCAGGCTGACGGCAGCCGGGGCCGGCTGCGCATCTACAAGGGCCACTTCGAGGACCACATCGCCTTCGACAGGCAGCGCCACGACCGCGACTGGAAGCTGAAGAAGGGGCTGACCGAGGCGACCTTCGGCTGGGCGATCACCGGACACAAATCGCAGGGAAGCCAGTGGGAGAACGTCATCGTGTGGGATGACGGGCTCGGTCGCACCGAAATCGACCGTCGCCGCTGGCTCTACACAGTGATCACGCGCGCCGAGCAGGGGCTGGTGATCCTGGCATGAGCACCGCGCCGATCGACCTGAACGATGCAGGCCTCGCCCCGTTCCGGCACGACTTAGGGGAGATCCGGCGCCGTCTCTCCGAGACAGCGCGAGACTGGCTGCCGCAGACGTTCCCGAACGCGCGGCGCGCCCCCGACGGCCGAACGCTGCGCTGCGCGGATCTCTCGGGCCGCGCGCCCCGAGGCGAGGGCTCGTGCGTCATCCATCTGGAGGGGCGCTTCGCAGGGTGGGGGTTCGATCACGCCACAGGGGAGAGCGCCGGCCCGATCGACCTGCTCGCCCACGGCACCGGCGTGGCAGATGCCCGCCTGTTCGACGAGGCCGCACGGCTCGCGCGCATGGATCGACCAGCAGCCTCGCCCCGCCCAGCCGAGCCGAAGCCGGACCACAGCCGGGAGGTCGCACGGATCCTGACCGGCTGCGTCCCTCTCGGGGGCTCGCCTGCAGAGACCTACTTGCGCGGCCGCGGCCTCGCACCGCCCGACAGTCCTGACCTGCTGTTCCACCCGGATCTCGCTGACTTCGAGACGCGGCGCGGCTGGCTGGGAATGGTCGCGGTCGTCCGCAACGGTGCGGGCGAGCCTACAGGCGGCATCCACCGCACTTTCTTGCTCGACGACGGCTCGGGGAAAGCGCCCCCCGGCAAGAAGATGCTCGGACCGATCGCCGGTGGCTCTGTGCGGCTCGCGCCGATTCCCCAGGACGGTCGGATCGGCGTCGCGGAGGGGATCGAGACCGCGCTATCCGCCAGCGCCCTGTTCGGCATCCCGACCATGGCAGCATTGTCGGCCGACGGCCTGCGGCGCTGGCAGTGGCCGGATGGCACCAGCCACGTCACCATCTTCTCCGATGCTGACGAAGCCGGGAGGCAGGCTGCGGCGACGTTGGCAGACCGGCTGAACCTCGCGGACATCCCCTCGCGCATCATCGCTCCGCTGCATGGCGACGACTTCAACGACGACCTGCGGCGCGGCGCGACCGCCGCCGATTACGAGCAGGCGGCTTATACGGCGCCGAATGCGCCCATACTCGCGCCGGCGCCCGCGAGGTTGGAGGACCTGCTCGCGGCTGCCTCCAGCCTGACCCGTCCCCCCGATTCCGAGCCGCTCGCCGACTTGCTGGGTCGGCTGGCCCTGGCGCGGCTCGATCCACTTCCCGAGCGCCAGGTTCTCGCCGCGGTGAAGACGTCTACCGGTATCGCTGTCTCCATCCTGGAAAAGCAACTCGTCGAGCTGCGACGGCGCGTGAACGCAACTGGCGATGTCCGCCGCGCGCCCGTCAGGGCGCCCTGGGCATCACTGCTGCGGATCGACGCCAGCGGTGCGCCGGAGCGCAACGAAGCGAACGTCATCACTGCGCTCTCGCTCGATGCTGCCTTCGCCGGCGCGCTGATGTTCGACGAGTTCAGCCACGAGATCATCGTCGCGCGAGCGCTGCCCTGGGATCCCGCCGGCACGTCGCATCCCCGCTCCTGGGGCGATGCCGACGACGTGCGCTGCGCTGAGTGGCTGCAGCGGCACGAGATCAACGTCCCGCCCGTCGTGGTCGGCCGCAGCGTCGTCGCCGTGTCGCGCAACATCCGCATCCACCCGGTGCGAGACTACCTCGAGACGCTGGTGTGGGACGGCACGCATCGCCTCGACACCTGGTCCGTCGCGTATCTCGGCGCAGAGGACACGCCGCTCCACCGCAGCGTGGGCGCGCTGTGGATGATCTCAGCCGTCGCACGGATCATGCAGCCCGGCTGCAAGGCAGACCACATGCTGATCCTGGAGGGGCCCCAGGGCATCCGGAAATCGACCGCGCTGAAGGTGCTCGCCTCTGAGCCCTGGTTCACCGACGAGCTCGCCGAGCTCGGCTCGAAGGACGCAGCGCAGCAGATGCGCGGCATCTGGATCATCGAGATGGCGGAGCTGGACGCCATCGGCCAGGCAGACGTTTCACGCATCAAGGCGTTCCTGAGCCGCACCACAGATCGCTACCGGCCGCCCTATGAGCGCTACGTCGTCACCGTCCCGCGGCAATGCGTCTTCGCCGGCACCGTGAACCCGGACACCTACCTGCGGGACGAGACCGGCAACCGGCGCTTCTGGCCACTCCGCTGCGGCGACATCGACCTCGACGGGCTCCGACGCGATCGGGACCAACTCTGGGCCGAGGCTGTCGCGCGCTATCGCGCCGGTGCGCCGTGGTGGATCGAGGATCGCAGTCTCGTCGCCGAGGCAAGCGCAGCGCAGGAGGCGCGCTACCAGGGCGATGCATGGGACGCGCGGATCGAGCGCTGGCTCATCTCCGAGCGCAAGCCGGTGAACGTCGGCGTCGGACATTTCGAGGACTGGCAGGAACGCTTCGTGCCGCGTGCGAAGCCTCTGACAGACGTCTCTGTCGGCGAGGTGCTGGAGCAGGCGCTCGGCATCGAGGCCGCGAAATGGACAAAGGGCGACCAGATGCGGGTGGGCGCCTACCTCAAGGCAAAAAAGTGGGAGCGGTACAAGACGACTGGCGCCCCCAAGGACGGTGTCGCGCGCGAATGGCGCTACCGCCGGCTCTCCCCGCCCGAGGAGGGCGCGTGATGCGCCCACGGCACCTCACCGCGACGCTGTTCTGTCCCACTGCCCCACTTCGGCGACTTCCGCCGTCGAAGTGGGACATGCGCAAGCCCAGGTTTCCCGCGGCTTTCCGAGCGTCTGTCCCACTGTCCCACCTGTCCCACTTCCTCCTTAGAGCTATACGCGAAGGGGGTGATGGGTCGGGACATACATTTTCCTATACGGGTTTAAGGAGGTGGTCGGCAGGTAGGACAGGTAGGACGGATTTGGCCAAGCTGCTGATTCAGCAACGAAATTCCTGTCCCACCTCTCCGTGCCAAGTTGGACAAGGTAGGACGGCCAGCCTCCAGCAGCGCCGCGGCTCCATTGCCCGCGCCCCGCCTGGCCGAGGTCATCAAGCCCCGAAGCCGGGCAGCGACGGTGAGCTCCGCCAAGAACCGCACCGTCGCCGCCCTCACCACGACGATCCCCTCTCGGAGGCCATCATGGCTCTCGCGACTCTGACTGCGCCCGCGCCGCTGGCAAGCGGCGATGGCACGATCCCGGCGCACGCCGCCCTCGCGCATCGCTCCGTCCTCGCCCTCGACCTCGGCACCATCACCGGCTGGGCGATCCGCTTCCACGACGGCGTCATCACCTCGGGCACGATGCGGTTCACGCCGAGCCGCTTCGAAGGCGGCGGCATGCGCTACCTCCGCTTCCGCCATTGGCTCGGCGACATCGCCCGGCTTGCTGGCGGCCTCGAGCGCATCGTGTTCGAGGAGGTCCGCCGCCACGCAGGAACGGACAGCTCACACGTCTACGGAGGTTTCCTCGCCACGCTCACCGCCTGGTGCGAGCAGAAGGCCATCCCCTACGAGGGCGTCCCCGTCGGCACGATCAAGCGCTTCGCCACCGGTCGCGGCAATGCCGACAAGGCCGCGATGATCGCTGCAATCGAGGCCCGCGGCTTCACTCCCGCCGACGACAACGAGGCCGACGCCATCGCGCTGCTGCTCTGGGCCACGGACACGCATGGAGGCCGCGCATGATGCTTCCCGGCTCTCCCATGCAGCCGCGCTCGTCGCTGCATCGCGCGAGCAGCCCGACCAACGTCCTCGAGCTCGATGCCCTGCGCCGCCGTGTCTGGCGCGAGCAGGGCGTGGTCTCCATCGGCGTCGACGACATCACCGATCCCTGGCTCCGCCAGACACTCATCAACGAAGCCACGAAGCGGTGGGGACGCCGCACGGGAGGGAACTATGGCCGGTAAGCGGAAGCCGAAGCGCAGCACAACGCCCCGCGAGGATCTGGCGCAGCCGACCAGGTGGCGGCTGCAGCATGGTGGCTTCACCCCTCCCGTCCGCGAAGCCGATCCCGACACGGGCAGCACCGTTGTCCACCGCCGCGCCGTCGACACGCTCGGGCTGATGCTCGGGCACGGCACCATCACGCAGAGCATGTACGACGCTGGCTCTCTGTTCCGCACGCTGTTCCGGCGCGCAGCCCTCGACAGCATGACGCGATCGCAGCTCATTCGCCTGCCCGGCAAGACCGCGGACACGCTGTCGGATCGCAGCGTCGATGCGCGTCGGAAGGTCGCCGATGCGCTCGATGCCCTCGGCGGTCACGATAGCGCAGCAGGCTCCTGCGCCTGGTACGTACTCGGCCTCGAGACGTCGGTGCGGGAATGGGCAATGCGCCAGGACTGGGGTGGCCGGCCTATTCCACCGCCGCAGGCGCAGGGGATGCTCGTCGCGACGCTCAGCG